AGCGCGCGCGGTGTGGCAACCACTATGGGGCAGGCCCCCATACTGCAAACGGCGGCCGGCGGCGCCGGGGCCGCAGCGCCTGCGGCGGCGTCTGTCTACGGCAATGTCGACAACCCGCTAGTGCTTATGGGTGCCGGGCTTATGGGCGGCAGCGTGCCTGCGTTTGTGCGCGGCGGTGGCGATTTGGCGCGGCGCGGGTTTAACCTTGGCCTGAACCGCCTCGCGGACATCGCAGACCCGAAAGCCGCTGCGTACATGCAAGCCGTCGAGGGGCGCGGCCCCGAAGTCATTAACGCTTTGCGCCAGTCGGCTGTCAGCCCTGTACCTGGGTACGAGCGCACGGCCATGCAGGCGGCTACAGAGGCGGGCGCGCCGGGGTTCCAGTCGCTCGGTCAGCAGGCCGCTAAACTGCGCGCCGCGTCCGCGTTTGAGCGCGGCGAAGAGCAGCGCGGAGCGTTGCAGAAGCAGATGCGGCGCGTCGGCGGCACAGATGAAGAATTGGCGGCGATGAAAGCGGAGCGCGAGGCCATTACAAGCCCCATGTACAAGCGCGCCGATCAAGTCCGCGTTCAGGTAGACGAAGAACTTGGCGACATGCTGATGCGTCCGGACATGCGCAAGGCTGTAGACCTGGCGCGCCGCGCGGCCGAAAACAAAGGCCAGACATTCGGACAAGTGGACCCTGACGGAACAGAAACATTTACCGGCGCGGAACTGCACCGCATCAAGAAGGCGCTGGACGACTTAAAGCGTAGCGCCGAATCACCCGGCACCGACACGGGGCGCAGTTTAGGCCGGTCCATTGGCGAAATGCAGGACGAGTTTTTGGGGTGGGTCGGCAAGCGTATCCCGGAATACGACGTCGCCCGCGGCGCGTTTGAGAACCAATCCAAGCTCATATCGCAAGTCGAGGCAGGGCGCTTCCTCGAACAGTCTTTGTTCCCCGCGCTGGAGGGCCAGCCTATGCAACCGGCGTCGTTTGCGCGCGCGCAGCGCGCGCCGCCAAAGGAAATGGAGGCCAAGCTGGCTGAGTTGACGCCTGTGCAGCGCCAGCAGATTGGCGAAGTAACCGCAGAATTGGCGCGCGACCTGCAAGCGCAGCGCATGGCGTCGCAGGGGCGCGGCGTCGCGCCTAACATAGAATCGCTGGCCAGCGATGTCGCGGGCGAACGCGTCAACCTGCTGAACCGCTTTGCTACGATTGCGAACACTATCATGCGCCGGCTGGAGGGCGCGGTGGACAAGAAACTGGCTATGGAGATTGCGCGGGAGCTTATGGACCCCGAAACGGCCGCGCGCGCGATTGAGCGCGCTGCCGCGCAGCAGCAGTCGTGGCAGTCGTGGCGGCAGACGCCAAAAGGCGGCGCTGCGCCGATCTTTACCCAAGGCCAAATTCAGAACGTGCTGGCGGGCCAACGCCCCGTAGATGAACAGAACCGGCTGCGCGCGCAGCTGATGCATTGACGTCACGCGGCGTCAGTAAGATACTGGTAAGGCAACTGGTTACAGACATGAGACGCCCGATCATGGACTTGCAGACTGCTTTTAACATTGCCGCTGGCATTGCCGGCGCGCTCGGCAGCATTGTGCTGAAGACTGTGTACGACAACATCAAAGCGCTTGAACGGTCAGATGAGAAGCTAACCGCCAAGATGATTGAGATCGAAGTATTGGTCGCCGGGCGGTACGTCACGCGGGAAGAGTTTAGCACGTCAATGGCGGCCGTGTTTGCCAAGCTCGACCGCATACAGGACATCCTTAGCCATAAGGTAGACAAATGATCCGCCCTTCGACATCCTTCATTGTCATCCACTGCGCCGCCACCCGCCCGTCGCAGGACGTCGGCGCCGCCGACATTCGCAAATGGCACAAGGCCAAGGGCTGGGCCGACATCGGCTACCACTGGGTGATCCGGCGTAACGGCAAGATCGAGAAGGGCCGCGCCGAGAATCTTGTCGGCGCGCACGAGCCGACGCGCAATCGCAACAGTGTCGGGATATGCCTCGTTGGCGGCGTGAGCGAGAAAGATTTCACCAAGGCCGAGAACAACTTCACGCCCGAACAATGGGCGGCGCTGTCAAAACTTGTCAAGGACGTGCAGACTCGCTACCCTAAGACCAGAGTCATGGGCCACCGCGACTGCCCGAACGTGAAGAAGGCATGCCCGTCCTTCGACGCGATCAAGTGGGCCAAAGCTGAAGGTTTCGCCACGCCATAGGAGAATAGATGATGGTGACGAAATACGACAAGGCAATCGCCGCGCTCGTCGGGACGGCGTGCTCGTTCTTGGCAACCAAGTGGGCCGGCGCTGCTGACCCGGCGCTGCAGGCCGCAATCATCACGGTTGTCACGACGGCGCTGGTTTACTTCGTGCCGAACGCAAAGGCATGACCCAGGTTCTTGTCTGGGGCTTCCTGCTGATTTTGTGCGGCGGCATGATCTGGGCCATCGCCAAGATCGCGGAGGCTACCGGCGAAGCGCGCGCGCTGCGAAAGAAGGCCGAAGATGACGCAAGAGGCGCACAAAAGGCGGGCGGCATCCTTGCTGATCCTCGCACCCCTGACGATGCTACTAAGCGGCTGCAAGACGGCACCTTCTAGCGGCTGCGTGCCGCTGGTGCCGTACTCGGCGGCGTTTCAGCAGCAGGTGGCCAAGGAGCTGCCGACGGCGGGGCGCAACGTGCAGCAGCTGGTCGTGGACTACGGCAAAACCCGCGACGCTATCCGAGCTGTTTGTCCGTAGCGGCCAGCCGGATGATTTCGTCGCGCTCGCGCTGGGCGCGCAGCGCCGTCAGCCGCTGATGCAGTCGAATCAGCGTCGTCATTCGTCGAGGGCCGGCCTTCTCGGCCTCCAGCATGTCGTGAACCTGCGCCTCAGAAAGCTGGGGCAGTGTCTCGTTCAGATCCCGCCAGTTCAGTTTCATATTCATCTCTCAGTTCGTCCAGCGCCACGTCGGCGATGGCACGCTTGTCCCGCAGCGCACTCAGGATGCGCTCGTCAACTGTTTTATTACAGATCAGCAGATAGCACCAGACATCTTTTGTCTGCCCGCCACGGTGTACACGACCTATTGTCTGCTCAAACAATTCCAGCGACCATGGCAGCGACAGGAACACCATCTTGTTGCCCCCGCCCTGAAGGTTAAGGCCGTGACCGGCGCTCTTGGGGTGAATCAGCAGCAGCTCGACACGCCCGGCGTTCCACGCCTCGACGGCACCCGGTCGGTCAATGGTCCACGCGTTCGGGTAGCGCCGGCGCAGCTCGGCCAGCTCTTCCTTGAAGTTGTAAACGACAATCGTGTTGTCGCGCTGATTGCCCTCCAGAATGTCGTCCAGCATGTCGAACTTATGCGGCGAAAACCAGACCGCGTTCTGCGCCACGTCAAATTTTCCCGGTCGGGCGCTGGCAACGCTGCTGGTCTGGTAAATGAAACCCGACGCCAGCTGCTGCAATTTGGACGTCACGGCGGCGGCGCTGGCGGCCACGATCGGCGCCGTGGGCAGGTCAAGGACGAACTGACGGCGCATCTTCTCGTACGGCGTCCGGTCGGCCATATCGCAATTCATTTCGACAACGTGCAGCGGCGGCAGTTTGTCCTTGTACTCGCCCGGCTCCAGCACGTAGGTGGCGGGTTTGATGGCCGCCATGACCTGTTCAAGCGCGCCGCGCCGCGGCTGCCACTCGCCGAAGTCACGATTGATGCACACAAAGTACCGCTGCAAGAACGCGCCCTTGGCGCGCCCCAGCAGGCGATCGTCCACGATCTTGCACTGGCCGAACACGTCCTCAAGGCCGTTTGAGGTAAACGAGCCCGTCAACCCCCAGCGAATAGGAATGTCCTTGATCCGCGCCTCCAGCGCCTTGAACCGTTTGCCGCCGGGGGATTTCAGCCGCGTCAGCTCGTCGAATACGACGCCCGCGATACCGTCCAGCGACGGCAGGCTTTGCACGGTGTCGTAATTGGCGACAATGACGTTAGCGTCGGACGCGAACGCGGCCGCTCGCTGTTTTGGCGTCCCGACCGCGACGGCCACGCGCAAGTCGGGAGCCCACTTGGCGGCCTCGACCGGCCAGACGTCGGTGCAGACGCGCTTGGGGGCCAGCACCAGCCAGCGCCGCGCGTGGCCATCCCGAATCATGTCGGACATGGCCGCCAGCGTGAGGGCGGTCTTACCCGCCCCCACGGGCGCCAGGATAAGCGCGCGGTCACGCGAATACAGAAAGTCCGCCGCGTCGTCCTGATACGGCCTAAGGGTCAACATTCTAGGTATGCTTTGATGAACGCCGTGGCTTGCTCGGCAACGATTGCATTGCCGTAACCGCGCAGGCGTCCCACTCTGGCGGGAGCCCCATGAGCCAGCGGCTGTGTGCCGGGTTCAACTGCCCGCCACTTTCCATCTGTGCAGTGGAGCCAGTCAGCAGCTCGCCAGAAGCCGTTAACCGGGCCGGGCCCGCCATCTGGGCCACTGCCGTCAACGTGTCTGCCACGCCCCTGCTGTGCCTCGTGCCCGCGCTCTCCGCATCCTCCGCTCGCGGCGTCGGCCAACTCGCGAGCATCGCCTGATTGCTCAAGTCGTGCGGGCTGTAATGATGGTCCGCGTTGGTGTTGCCCCGCAGCTTGTCGTCGTGCGTCTGAGGCGTGATCCAGTGCGCCAGCGTCACCGTCTTGCGGCTGCTGTCGTTGTTGCCCGCTTCGTTGTTGCCATTGCGGGCCGGTGTGCCGGCCATCGGCGTCGGCCAGCTCGCAAGGGTGGCCACATCCTTCAACGTCACTTGCACTTTGCGCCCGTCCGGCGTCATGCCTTCCGCTGTCGTACCCGGCGGAACCGTCTGCCCGCCGCTCGGCGTTGTTGGTGATGGCCAGTGCGTCAGCTTCACTTGCGAGCCAAGCATCGCTTGCATCTTCGCACCCCAATTGCCCGCCGCGTCTTCGTTCGCGCTCGGCGTCAACCAAGTGGCTCGCAAAATATAATCGCTGCCGGATATGCGGCGCGCCGACGCTGCAAGCCGGGAAAGGCACCGCCCCGCTGGCGTAACCGATTCCTTCCAGGTCAGATTGAACAAGGTCGAGCCAGCCGAAGCGGATAGCTGCTTCAACCTGCTCACCAAAAATCGTTCGAGGTCTGCACTGCTCGATGAGATGGAACCAAGCCGGCCAAAGGTGCCGCTCGTCAGCAAACCCTTTTCCCGCGCCTGCCGCGCTGAAAGACTGGCAAGGGCACGATCCGGTCCAGACCGGGCGATCGTCGGGCCATCCTGCTTGTCGCAAGGCGTAGGACCAGACACCAATACCGGCAAAGAAGTGGCATTGAGTAAATGCAGAAAGTTCAGTTGGAACGATATCTTCGATTGATCTCTCATCTACTTCTCCCGGTGCTATGTGGCCTTGCTTGATCAGTTCCCTCAACCACGCTGCAGCTTTGGGGTCATGTTCGTTATAGTATGCGCCCATTCGTCCACCATCTCTTTCGACCATAGGCAGGCGTAGTTCTGCCCGAGTTGTTCCATGTCTTGCGCGAATATCCGCTGCAGCGGCGACAGCCGACCGCGCGGGGCCTTCAGCTCAACAAACCACGTCTCGCCGCCCGGCAGGCAGGCAATGCGGTCGCTGACGCCGCGATTGTTGGGCGAGTGGAACTTGTACGTCCGCCCGCCCAGCCGCTGCACGGCCCAGTTGAAGTATCGTTCAATCTCACTCTCGCGCATATTTTGCTCCTACCGTAAAAAAATCTCTTGTGCAAGACTTTCTTTTGCGTTAGTCCTGATTCGCAGACAGAGAAGAGAGACGATGGTAGGCCATTCAGATATTGTCGGCGGATCCACCGCCAAGCGCGTCATCAACTGCCCTGGTTCGGTGGCGCTGGTTCGCAAGATGCCGCCGCGTCCCAGCAGCGAATACGCCGACACCGGCACGCTGTTGCACAACGTAATCGCGGACATTCTCGACCGCAATACGCACCCGGACGACCATCTTGGCCAGACGTACAAGTCGATCACGCTCACGCCGGCCTTGCGCGATGACAAGCTCATGCCCGCCTTGCAGGCGCTGGACGAAATCGACCCGAACAAGGAGATTGAGTACGTTGTCGAGACCATTGTCGGTTTCGGCGACCTGCTGCCCGGCGTGTTCGGCAGCGCCGATTTCATTGGCCGCAAGGGCAATCGGGCCATCATGCTCGACTGGAAATTTGGCGACGGCGTAGCGGTGGAGGTCGAGGAAAACCCGCAGCTGCTATTCTATACCGCCGCCGCCATGCGGACGCCGGAAGCGGCGTGGGCTTTTGATGGGGTCGCAGAAATCGAGTGCATCATCGTACAGCCGCCGCACGTCAAGCGGTGGGTGACGACGCCCGCGCGTGTGCAACTGTTTGAGCGCAAATTATTTGCGGCCGTCAAGGAGGCGCAGCGTCCTGACGCGCGCCTTGCGGCGGGCGACCATTGCCGGTGGTGCGCGGCGAAGCCCATCTGCCCGGTCATGACGGGTGCGGTCGAACGCGCCCTGCACCGCTCATTGAAAGACCTTGACGCCGAGCAGATCGGGGTGTTCCTTAAGCAAGCAGACCTGCTCGAAGAGTGGATTGCGGATCTGCGGGCGACTGCACAAAGAATGTTGGATCAAATGATTCCGGTGCCAGGATGGAAGCTGGTGCCGAAGCGGGCTACCCGTCAGTGGGTGAGTGAAGACCGCGCGCTGGAGGCTCTGACGGGGCTGGGTGTCGCGAAGGAGGAATTGATGGAAACGACTATGTTGTCGCCAGCCAAAGCTGAGAAGGTGCTGAAGAAGCACAAGCTGGCGCTGCCGAGCGATGTCGTTGTGGCCATCTCATCAGGTAACACGCTGGCCCCGGAAAGCGATCCGCGCCCGGCGGTGTTACAGATTGGCGAGCGTCTGCGCGCCACTCTCGGCAAACTGTAAAGGAAAAGGTAACATGAGCGATCTGACAGTATTCGGCAATTCCAAGCTCCCCGCCCCCGCGTCATTGGCCACTGCGCTTAAGCGTATTGACCCCGGCGTGTCCAGCGGCGAGGTCTTGATCAAAATGGACAAGACCGGCCACTGGGTATTCGGCGCGGACCAGACGGACGTGGAGGATGACAGCGAATGGGCGGTCAATCCATTCTCGTTTGTCCATGGCTGGATTGCGTGGGGCGCGGGCGAAGTGCTCGGCGAGAAGATGGCACCCATCACAGACCCGCTGCCGGAGACGGACCCTGCGCCCTCAAATGCGCAGCGCGGCTGGGAGAAGCAGCTCGGCATGCACATCAAGTGCATGTCTGGCGAGGATGCCGGTATGGACGCGCGGTTTTCGACAACGTCGGCCGGAGGCAAGCTGGCGCTATCCGAATTGGCCAACGCCATTGCGGCGCAGGTCGAGAAGGACGGCGACAAGTGCGTTCCGGTCGTGACGCTGGGCTCCGAGCATTACGCCCACAAGAAATATGGGCGCGTCTATACGCCCGTGTTTAATATTGTCCGCTGGGTCAGTTACAAGAACCCTGCGGACGCGGAACCCGCTGCTGCCCCCCAGCCCTCTGCGGCAGCGGAAGACGCCCCCGAAACCCGCCGTCGTCGGCGCGCGTAAGGGAGGCGTGAGGCGGCCGGGCTGGCCCTCCCCCGGTCCGGCCGCCGACGTTATCGCTATGCAAGACATCCTGTGGATAGATTTCGAAACAAAAAGCCGCTGCGACCTTAGCGGCCGAGGCGTTTACAACTACATGCGCGACCCCAGCACGCAGGTGCTGTGCATGTCGTGGGCGATCAACGACAATGAAGTGCAGACGTGGGTGCCGGGCGCGCCTTTTCCTGCCGAAGTCAAATTCTTTCGCGGTCAGATCCGCGCGCACAATGCGGCGTTTGAGCGGCTTGTGTTCTGGTACGTCCTGTGCCCCGAATACGACGTCCCCAAGCCCGCCCTAGAACAGTTTTACTGCACCGCGGCGCAGGCGCGCGCCAACTGCGCGCCGGGGTCTCTGGAAGACGTCGGGCGGTTCTCTGGTGCGTCCATGCGGAAAGACCATCGTGGTGCCCAGCTGGTGCGGTCGCTGTGCATGCCCCGCGTGGACGGTACGTTTCGCAAAGACCCACGGCTGTTTGCCGAGCTGGTCGAATACTGCGAGCAGGATGTACGCGCCATGCGCGCCGTCAGCAAGTCCATGCGCGAACTGTCGGACGACGAGCTTGCGGACTATCACTTGAACGAGCGTATCAACGACCGTGGTGTGCGGGTGGACGTGGACCTGTGTACGGCTTCCATCGCCTACGCCAGCGCCGAGGTCGAGGACATCCAGGCTATCGTGCGCGAGGTGACGGCGGGCGAGATCACCACCGTGCGCAGCCCCAAGATGCGCCAGTGGGTGTTCGACCGCGTCGGACCGCAAGCGCGCGAACTGATGGCCACGTACAAGGACGGTGAGAAGAAATACTCTATCGACAAGAACGCGCGCGCGTCGCTGCTGATCCTAGCAGACGAGAACGTCGAGGAAGTACCCCCTGACGTGGCCGAGGTCGTCCAGTGCGCGGACGACTTGTGGGCGTCGTCTATCGCCAAGTTCGCCCGGCTGCGCTCGCTGGCTGACGACGACGATCATCGCGTGCGCGGCGCGTTCGTGTTCGCCGGCGGCAGCGCTACCGGCCGCGCATCCAGCTATGGGGCGCAGGTCCATAATTTTACGCGCAAGACGGCCAAAGACCCCGACGCCGTGCGTCAGGCTATGGTGCGCGGGCACAAGATTGTGCCGGACTACGGCAAGCGCGTGACGGACGTCCTTAAAGGCATGTTGCGCCCGGCGCTGCTGGCCGCGGATAATAAGCATCTGGTCGTGGCCGACTGGAGCGCCATTGAGGGCCGCGTCAACCCGTGGCTTGCGGCGACAGATCATGGCGAGGACAAGCTGGAAGTGTTTCGGTCGGGGCTCGACCCGTACATCGTCAACGCCGCCGCGACATTCCACGCGGTCTATGACGACGTCACAAAGGACCAGCGGCAGGTTGGCAAGGTCCAAGAACTGGCTTGTGGTTTCGGTGGTAGCGTCGGCGCGTTTTCGGCGATGGGTCGTGTCTATGGCCTGCAGCTGCCCGAAGCCGAGGCGCGGCGCATGGTAGACAACTGGCGGCGCGTCAACCCGTGGGCGCAGCCCTTTTGGCAAGCTCTGGAAGACGCCGCCCGCAGCGCCATGCGCCATAAGGGGCGCGAGTTCACGGCCGGGCGCATCACGTACCTGTTTGACGGCGTGCATCTCTGGTACGCGCTGCCTAGCGGGCGCGTCCTGTGCTACCCTCACACCCGCTTCGATGGCGAGGGCAACATTACCTACGCCAAGGCAAGCTGGAAGCCGGCCGTTGACGCCAAGGAGTGGCCGCGGGCGCGCTTGTGGCGCGGGCTGCAGTGCGAGAATGTGACCCAGGCAACCGCTGCCGACATACTGCGCCACGCGCTGCGGCGGCTGGACGCGCTGGGGGAGAACGTGGTGCTACACGTTCACGATGAGATTGTGTGCGAGACAGATGACCCCGACCGCACACTCGAGAACATGCAGCGCGTGATGTGCACGCCGCCGAACTGGGTTGGGGGCCTGCCGCTCGGCGTCGAGGCGCACGCTATGCGTCGGTATGGCAAGGGCTAAAAGGAGCTGGGAGATGGACTTCGTAGATTTTATTACTCAACTTGCGCCTGACGGCGAGACGGCGCTGTTCGTGCAGCAGGTGCCGATCATGCGTCGAGGCGTGCAACTGACGCACCGCGACGGTACGCCGAAATTCACATGGCCGGCGCAGTTGCCGGACGCGCCGCGCGCGGATGGACTGGCGTGGTATGCCAACACCGGGTCTTTCATCTTGGACCGGCTGGCCAAGGGCAAGCCGTCCGCATCGACCGCTAACTGCCAGTTCGTTTTGGTGATGATGCTGGACGACATCGGCGTGAAAGCGAAAGAGCCGCCGTTGCCGCCCACATGGATCATGGAAACGTCGCCGGGGTCGTATCAGTGGGGCTACGCTTTCAGCGATCAACCTACGAAAGAAGAGTACGCCGCTGCCATCACCGCCATCGCCGAGGCGGGCTACACCGACCCCGGCGCAACCAACGCCGTGCGCAACTTCCGTATACCCGGCAGCGTCAACCTGAAGGATGGCCGGGACCGGTTCCGGTCCCGGCTGGTCGAGTTCCACCCCGATCGTGAGTTCACACTGCCGCAGATCTGCGACGCGCTAGGCGTCGTACCCGGGCCTGCTGACACCGCGTCCATTCGTTCAATCAGCCTGGCTGACACGGGCAGCGACAACGTACTGGAGTGGCTGAACGGCCACGGGCTGGTGCTTTCGCGCCCGAACGCCGAGGGCTGGACGGGCATTGTGTGCCCGAATCACGAGCACCATACGGACGGCCAGATAGAGGCGCGCTATCTGCCGGCAACGCGCGCCTTCTGTTGCTATCACGGCCATTGCGAGCAGCTTGACAGCGCAGGATTTCTGGCATGGGTGGCCGAACACGGCGGGCCGTCCGTGACCTACGGACTGCGCGACGAGCTGCTGTCCGAGCGCATGAAGACGCTGGCCGACAAGATCCAGCCTACGGAGGCGTTTCCTGACAAGGCGGCGGAACTGATCGCGCAGGTGGACCGCCGCGAGGTCGGCCGCGTCGAGAAGGCCGAGTGGTACACGCGTTTCGCCTACGTGCCGGACGACGACGCCTACTTTGACCTTTACGAGCGGCGCGAGCTGACCCGCAGCAGCTTCAACGCCATCTTTCGCCACATTCCTTGCAAGAGCATCCACAACGACCGGCGCGTCGAGGCCAGCATCTGCTACGACGAGAACCGCCAGGCCATGAACGCGCGGGTGCTGCAGGGCATCACCTACGCCGCCGGCGACAGCGTGCTGGTTAGCAAGGACGGGCTGGTTTACGGCAATCGCTGGCGCGACGCGCGTCCGGACATGTCCGGGACATGTCCCGGCGATGTCACGCCGTGGCTGGATCACGTAGCGCTGCTGGTCCCCGACGAGGTCGAGCGCAGGCACGTCCTCGACGTCATGGCCTTCAAGGTCCAGAACCCCCGCGTCAAGATTAACCACGCCGTGCTGCACGGCGGCGACGAGGGCTGCGGCAAGGACACGATGTGGGCGCCGTTCATCTGGGCGGTGTGCGGGCCGGACCTGCAGAACCGGGGCCTGATCGATAACGACGGCCTATCGTCGCGCTGGGGCTATCAGCTGGAGAGCGAGATCCTGCTGCTGAACGAGCTGAAGGAGCCCGAGGCGACCGCCCGCCGGGCGCTGGCCAACCGGCTAAAGCCATTGATTGCCGCGCCTCCGGAAACGATACCGGTCGAGCGCAAGGGGCTGCACCCCTACAACATGATCAACCGCATGTTCGTGCTGGCCTTCACCAACGACCCCGTGCCGATCTCGCTGCCGTCGCAAGACCGCCGCTGGTTCTGCCTATGGTCCCGCGCGCCGCGCATGTCGGTCAAGGACGCGGACGCGTTGTGGAACTGGTATCGGCGCGGCGGTTACGAGCTGATCGCGCGCTGGCTGCACGACCGCGACGTCAGCGCGTTTGCGCCCAGCGCCGCGCCGCCGCTGACCGAGTTCAAGACCAATCTGGTCGAAAGCAGCATGAGCATGGCCGAGTCGTACATTGTGGACATGGCGGCGGGGCGCAAGGGTGAGTTCGCGCAGGGCGTCATAGGCTCGCCGTTCTATCGCATCTGCGAGCGGCTGGCCGGCAGTGCGCCAGGCGGCGCCAAGGTGCCGCAGGCGGCGCTGCTGCACGCCATGAAAGAAAGTGGCTGGGTGGATCTTGGCCGCATCAGCAGCGCCCGCCACACGACCAAGAAGCACATGTTTGCCGCGCCGGAGATGGTCGATAGATACAGCAAGAGCGTGCTGCGTGACATGGTGGAGGAAACGCCTGCGCCGAACGTGGTGCGGATCAACAGGGCGGCGGAATAAAAGAGGGGGCCTTAGTGGCCCCTTTTTACTGGCGTATAACAGAGCTGCGCGTGCGCGGAGCAGTATGACTTGTATTGCTGCGGCCCCCCGCAGTACAACGCGCCGCGGTGCGCGTCTTAAACCACAATGTAACGGCATGCGTTTGGCGTCAATTGCATGATGTCATACGGCTTGACGGCTTGACGGCGGGCGATGTCTGCGCCGGCCTTGCGCAGCCGGTGGATGCGCCCGACGACGATGTTCTTGCTAACGCCGAGCGCAGCGGCTACCGCGCTGGCGGACAGGCCTTCACCCCACAGCCGAATCAGTTCGTTGACATCGTACGCGGTGTTCGCCATGGTGTACCTCTCCTGGTTGTCCTACCCGTTCAGCTGGGGGCGCAATCTTACGGCACTTGCCCTCGCCCGCTCATAAGGCTGGCGAGGGCTTTTATATGCGCGGCAGGCGTGAATTATGGTAGCGTGGTCTTTTCGCAAGAACCGACCAATGGCCGCGTACGGTATTTGCAGCTCGTGCCGGAGCCGGTAAGCCACTTCCCACCGCGCCCAGACAACATGCCGGAGCTTGCACGCGCTTCGGATCTCATTAACGGCCACAAGATGCTTCTGCGCCGTCTCGTGCAGAATCCGCTGCCCCCGTGTCATTCCGACTTTGATCACAGCCGTCTCCAGTTCTTGATGATGTCTGGCAAAATGTCGCTGACAAACCACACGACAAACGCCGCGCCCGCAATGTTGATCAGTGTCACAAAGACAGCCGCCATAAAGATCAGATAGTCCATCTTGCTCTCCTATCGCATTGCCATGCGAATGTACTGCTGCTTGTAGCGCTCGGGCCGCGCGGCCAGCCTCTTGTTCCATCCGCCCCAGCCTGCGACATGACACGCCGCCATCTGGTTGTGCGTGCGGACGCCGGCGGCAATGCAGCGCTCCATGTGCATGACCCCAGCAGCGATGCCGTACTCGCACTCTGTCAGCCTGCGCGGGTCCAGACCCATCGCAATGGCCGTGCGCGGCATGACTTGCAGCGCTCCTTGCGCCCGGTTACCGCCATGAGACTTCACACGAGGCCCCTGCGCCCCGCAGCGGAAACCGCTCTCCAGTCGCGTCAGGCGCAGCGCCGTGCTGACCCACCGCTCGCCCAGACGCATCCGCGCATGGCGCTCGACGATGCGCGCAACGTATTGGCGATCAGCGGGAACGTATGTGCGCGGCAGTGTGCCATAGGGGCTGTGGATCTCGTTGACCAGTGGGCCGGTCCAATTGCTGGACTTGTCCCGGGCAAAGTATTCCGCCGCTGACATGTCAGCGAGGGCAGGCGTTGCGAGCAGCATTGCGGCTGCGATGATTGTTTTCTTCATTTCTCTCTTGGATTGTTCGCTCATGTCACTCTCCCGTTGCTATGGGCCTTTCATTTGGGTTGAAGGGCTCCGCAGCGGGGTCTAAGTTGGCGGTGTTTCTGGCGAAGGTGTTTTGAGTTTTGCCAATTGTTCTGCGATGTATGCAGAACCCTCAATCCAAATTCGCGTCGGCATTTTCACCGTGACGCCATCTGACCAAACTTCGTCCATGTCTTCCCATTGCTCGGTCACAAATACAATGCCGTACTTGTTGACCTGAAATGTAATCGAGACAATATCGCTACAGTCTTCGCGCTCGGATTCAGTCAGTTCGATTACTTTCTTGCTCCAGACTTCCATCACTCTCTCCTATCCGCCGTCCGCCCCGTTCGGCGGGTGTGTAAACTCCCCGCTGGCTCACGCTGGCGGGGTTTTTTCGTGGGGCCTTTCATGTTGGTTCGTATTTTTCACGCAGGCGATTGACCTCCGCGAGCAATTCAGGGGCGGCTGCAATCAGGCGGGCGTTGGCCTCCTGAACAGCAAGCGCAGTCGCGTGTTCGAGGCCAAGCGCGCCAGCACCTTTGCCTGTCAGATAGCCCCATCCACGAATGTCGCAGATTTTCATGTCGCCACCTTTTTCGTTCGGGCCTAGAACATCGAGCGCGCGGTAGCCCACTTTCCATCGCCCCGGCGTGTGACCTTTCAATTGGCTTATGTCCAACATAACTGGCCTTTCATTGTTGTTGACAGGGTGCCGGGCAAATCCGACCGTTCCTTAGCCCCTCGCCAGTTCTATCCATCGACCTCGCTAGCAGGCCGGGAGACCTCTGGTTTGGCCCCGTGTTCCTAATTCCTTGCCGGAAATCCGGCCTTATCTGTTGGCGGGAGGGTTGGTACGCTGAAACACCGCGTCGAGGTCTTCCATGTCGCCAGCAAGAGCGGCGGCTGATTGCTCGGCAAACGCACGCGGCGACCGGCTGTAAATTAGCTTGTGGACTTCCTGCGAAATTGCCTCGGCAAGAACGCTATCCATTTCCTTGTGCGCGTTCCCTTCGGCGCACCAGCCGCGCGCTACTGCGCCTCTAATCTCTGCAATATCCATGATCCTGGCCTTATTTGCGGGTTTCGTCAGAAACGTATTCTTCCTGTGTGATCCAGTCTTTCAGTACCGGCCAGATCGTCTCATTCAGAATGACAAATTGCGACACTAGAAAGCCGAGCGTGATCGGCAAAATCACATACCAGTATTCCATGTAGGGCCGCAAAAGCCAGATCAGCGCAAGCATGATGGCTGCTGCGATGGCATCGAGCAACAGGAACGCAGCAAATGCGCGGCGACCAAATCCGGGTTTCTTAACAAGTCTCATTTTTCTGGCCTCAGATGTTGATTTCGACCGGGAGCTGCTGCGGGCGGTTCCAGTGAGAGTCCCGAGGGGCTTTCTGACGGCGATCTGCCGCAGCCTTATCAAACGCCTTCTGCGCTTCGTTCAGCTTGTTAAGGGCAAGGGTGTTTTGACGCCGAGCCGCCTCAAGTTCTTTGCATGTGTCGGAATAGGCGGCTGCGGCTAAATCGAGGTCGCGGACCAGTCTATCAAATGACGCTTCTTGTTCCATGTCGAGGGGCCTTTCTCGGTTGTGAGCGGTTCGGCGTCGTGACGGGCGCTATCCCGAAAATCTATATGCCCCGAACTAGCGAGCCTTCAGCTCATTTCGCCCGTTCACAATTAAAGAATCCCACACTCAAAATAAATTTGCAAGCAGAATCTAGTTGCGTTAGACTGGCAGTCCAAGATTGTTGAGGGCAATGTGTCAGGACTCCCGAAAATAGACCGCGCATACGTCGCGACCGAAGATGACCGCGCGGCGATGGCGAAGGAGTGCGGCATCCCTGAACGCGATGTTCGGTGCGCCGCGACGGCAGGCCAGCACTACAAGCAATGGACTGCGCGCAAGGGCAAGCTGGTTGCTGTGCGTGACCTGACGGTGGCGGGCGACAAGCGGGGCGAAATGCTCGACTTCGTTCGGCACATTCAGGCGCAAGGCGCGGAAGTCATCGAAATCGGCACCGGCCACACGGCAGGCAAGGGCGTTGAAATGCTTGCGCGGGCGCTGTCAATTATCCACAGCCGGGCGCGGGGTATGACCTCGAAGCGCGCCGCTGAAATGGCAGCGAAGACGAAAGCGAAGCGCCGCGAGGATCGCATGCCGGAAGAAGATGCGCGCCTTGTATGGGGCAATCTCAAGCTGTCGGATGACAAGTGCTTCGCTGAAACGGGGTGGCCGCGTGCCACGGCATTTGCGGGCTTCGCGAAGGGCGGTCGCAAAAAGCTGGCGGAACAGATCGCCGCCGAAAGCAAGGCCGCGCGGAAGCGCAAGACGAAACGGTAAAGGAGAAAGAAATGACTGTTTTTAAATCACGCCGTAGCAAGACGGACCTGCGCAAGAGAGTGGTGTTGTTCTTTCGTGGGGACCACTTCTACTTTGTCGAGTTGACACCGCAATGCGACATTGAAGAGCATGTCAGGCTTAACCCCGGAACAACGCGCGTCGAAAATGCCGCGACCCACGAAGTCCTTTGTCCTAAGCAAGACACCAAACATTAAAGGAGCGCCTAAGCGCCCCTTGCACCCGCTCGGGCAACAAATCGCCTTCGCCAGGTCATCGATCATGTCATCGTCCTCATGATCCACGCCGCCGCCACAATGATCGCAATCAGCGTGGCGATGGCGCAGCCTGTGTCGTTAGTTCCGGGGGGCTGATTCATCGCAGGGCATGTTGTGCTGGGCGTTCAGCCGTGAGACTTTGGCCTTGATGTCGTCCTCGATCGCGTTCGCAGGCGTCAGGCGCTGGTGCACGAGCGCCGCATATCCCTGGATGTCCAGCCAGTGATCGGGCTCGTACGGGTCGCCGGCGCAGCAGCGCGCCAGCTTGTGGCATATCATTTCGGCGCCTTCGCGCTGTTGCGGGTTCATCTTCAAATAGCCGGGGCTGCTGCGGAGGATGTCCTTGAACGCCTGCGCAGTTTGGGCTTGATCCGAATATTCGCCGTGTGTGCGCTCTCGCGCGGATAGTGTGCTGTTTACGTCTGTCATGCGTATGCCCTCATGAGTTCCGCCTCGACGGCGCGTTGCGTGCTGGCGTAGACGTAGCGCCCGTGGATGGTGATCCCGCGCCAGCGTTCGGGGCCGGGTTGCCCAGCGCGGGCGTAGTGCCCGACCAGGCGGCCGCTATAGTACAGGCTCCAGGAGCCGTCATCATTGGCTTCGGACCCGAACGCAATCACGTGGCGCGCTCCCGTGTTGCGTCGCGGCGGCCGGCATCGTAGCCGGTTTCGTAGCCCTGCTCGACGCCGTGCTTGTGCCCCTCGGCGTAGCCGTCACTGCGCGCGCCGTTCAGCTCATCGTCGATGTCGCGGTTGGCCTGTTCAAGCAGGTGCTCGAACAGTTCGCGCAATGTGCCCTCGGGCGCCGTAATCATGGCCACGGGGCGGTTATCCAGTTCGATGGTATCGCCTATGATTCTAAGCATGTTCAACGTCTCCACAGTTGGACTAGGGCGATGATGGCGGCTAGGTATGTAAACACGTTCAGCCCCACAGTTGGATCAGGGAATGTACCAGCAGGGCGAACGCGCCCGCGCTGGCGGCGAGGAAGTACCGGTCAGCGGATGTCATGGCGTGCCCCTCAAAATTGCATTGCGCGGTGGTAGGTACCGTGCTCGGCGCGGTCGCTGCGCTCGTCATATTCCGGGCCATCGTGGTAGGACATGAAATGACTATCCAGCCACGCGGCTAAAGCCGGGTAGGGCTTTTCGCCACGATCCAGCGATATTTCGCTCAGCGCGCGCGCCAGTCGATCGCTTTCATCGTAACAAACACCATACTCGGGATCGATGCGCCACAGGCGCGAGATGTTATCGATTTGCCCGTCCCATACATCCGCAACGACATCGTGAAACGTGCGCGCCATATTGTCCAGTTCGGCGACGAATTCGCGGCCCTTGTAGTTACAGATTGTCAGATAGGTTGTCATGCTTGTGCCCTCTCTTGCGTTGTAAAGATATGCTTGACGGCTTGCGGCCGTCAAGCGGTTTGTTGTGCTACCACGCGCCCAAACGCTCGAGCGCGTTGCGGTCCCGGTCTAGATTGCGGATTTTGAGCGTATCGAAGATGTGCAGCAATTCATCGTAAACGGCCCGCTGTTCGGCCGTCATCATCATCTGGCCCCAAATGCTGGCTTTGAAGGGATTGCACGCCATTACGGCCGCTTGCCACGCCGCATAGGCTAGCGTCTGGCTGTTCGGCGGCTTGGCCAGCAACAAGCCCTTGTTGCGGCCCTTGGTGACGGTGGCGGCCTGTAGTGCGCGCGCGGCGGTGTCGGATATGATCATGATC